CTGAGGAAGTTGCTGAGCAAAGACCTGAGCCACAAAGAACAATCATGTTGCACCACCTGGAAAACGAGCGTAAGAGAATGACAACTGCTCAATATCAACAGGAATATCTAGCAATTCCATCTGATAAAACAAGACAAATATTTCCTGACAAATTAATTGCAAGATGTATGAATGCGACAAGACCAAACAATATCAGTGATGCATTTAATTATCTTTGTGGAGTTGACCCTGCAGGAATGGGAAAAGATGAGGGTTCAATCTCAATTTTTAAAATCAATTCAGACACCGAGACTGCAATACAAATAGACCACATCATCACAACTAAGCTCTACACAACTGAGACCACAGAAAGAATTGTCTCTTTAAATCAAAAATACAATTTCAATAAAATTTATGTTGATGATGGTGGAATTGGTTTCGGAGTGTTCAGTGAGCTTCTAAAAGAGGATGACACAAAATTCAAAACAATTCCTTTAAACAACTCAGCAAGACCTTTAGACTACAAAGACGAGAAAAGAAAGCGTATACTTTACGAGGACATGATTTTCAACTTACTCAATTTAATGGAAAAAGGCAAGGTGAACTTATTGCAAGACCCTGAGATAAGAGAGAGTTTAAAGTCATATAAATTTGAATATTCAGATGCTGGGAAGCTAATTATAAGCTCAAACTACAACCATCCAGTGCAAAGTATCATGAGAGCAGTATGGCATCTACAAACGAAAAGTTTAAAATTACGAGTGTTCTCCTTAAAGGTATGAATTTCAAAGACAAATATACCACAGAAGATAAAATCAAAGCAGATACAAAAGGAGAGGAAGCAAAAAAGAATGTAATTACTAACGACACTTATGCACTAGGAGAAATATTTGAGACTATGAGAGGAGAAATTAAAGCAATTCTTAGGAGCAAAATCTAATGGTTGAAGCTGGAACTTTATGCACAAACAGCAATGTTGTTTATGAAGCTGGAGCAAACGCAAGTGCAACATCTAAGGCTGAGGCATACACAAATGTTTATATAAAAAAAGCTGAGGGTAAAATATGTCTAGACACGAGGTATGACTGGGTTACAAATTATGCAAGTGTCTCCACGATTGGAAAAGAAATTTTAAGAGAGGCTGCAAGTTGTTATGCTGCTATTGCTGTAATCAATTACGATATGTCAGGTTTCAGTTCAAGACAAGAGGCTTTAATGATGGTTAATATTCTCTGGGCGAGATACATTGATATAATTAAAAGAATTGCAGATGATAATAAATACAAAGAGTTCATACTCTCAGGAGTGGGGGATATAGATTAAAATGGCTGAGGTGATGCCGATTAATTTTCCACTTCCAAGTGAGAGTGCAGTTGCTAGTTATAGTTACTCAGATTTAGCAGAGGGGACAGGAGTTACAATGTTTTATCTTTTAGCAACTAATGGGGACAATATTTTATCACAAAATCAAATATATTCTGATGTGATAGAATATTCAACATCAGCTCATGCATTAACAACTGATTTTGTAAAAAACTTGGATGTTGATTTTGATTTGACTGCATTCAATGCTCCAAGAACAGTTAAAGGCACAGCTTACACTAATTTTACATTTCATCAATGGAGATCAGGAACTCAAGTTGTAACCAGCAAGTTTACAATAAAGGTGCGTAAGTGGGATGGAGTTACAGAGACAGAAATAGGAAGTGCAACGACAGCAGAGATAACAGATAGCGATGGTCAATATAAACTGACAGCTCTTGCAATTCCTTTGACTGAGACTAATTTTGGAATTGGAGATGTTTTAAGAGTTACAGTTGAGGGTTGGGACAAAGAAGCAGCTGCTGATAGCACAAATGTCTTAACTTTTGGACAAGACCCTATGAATAGAGATGGGCATTATATAATTCCATCAACAGATAACCCTGTAAGCACAACACAATTTAAAATATGGATACCTTTCAAAATAGACTTATAAAATGGCAGAACTAAATTTATCACAAGCAACAACCACAAACTTCACTGGAGGAGTTCCTGACTATATTGTAAATTCTAAAACTTTAGACGCAATAACTCCAAATCAAGAAGAAAGTTATTGGTATTTTGCAGATGCACCAAAGAATTATGGTTATTACTTTAATATTGCAGAGATTTACAATGCTGCAAATGCTTTATGCACTTGGGCTTTTTCAAGAGGTTACAAAGTTGAAGACCCAACTTTAAAAGTTCAATTAGACCACATCACAGGCATGGGAAATTCCAGCTTTAATAAAATAATGTGGCAGCATGGAGTTGTGAAGCTAATTGTTGGAGATGCTTTCATTGAAGTCAAGAGAAATGAAAAAGATGTGATTTTGAACATGATACCTGTATCTCCTGAAAGAGTTAGAGTTGTTTTCACAAAATCAGGCTTAATCAAAAGGTATGATATATGGACTGGCTCAGAATGGAAGCCTGTTAAAAAAGAAAATATGCTCCATTCTTCAAACAAACAGATTGCTGACCAGCAACATGGGACAAGTCAGGTTGAAGCTGCAAAATTCATTGTTGATGCCTTAAACGAGGCATTACAAGATGAAAGAATAATAAAACACAGAGACAAGGCTCTTGGGATTGCTTATTATGAAACAGACAAGTCAGGAAAGATTGCATATGCAAATTCACAGATTGAAAAGGCTGTTAAGAATGGTGAAATGGTTGGCTTACCAAAGGATACTGTTAAAATCGAAGCATACCCATCAAGAAGCTCCGAAGATAGAACAGGATGGATTAGCTATCTTGAAAACAGGTTTTATCAAATATTTGGAGTTCCTAGAAGTATAGCTTCATCAGATGGAACATCCGAAGTAGGTGGCAAGATGGGTCATGTAATATTTGAGCCTATTTATACAAAAGAACAAAAAGACCTCGAAGATGATTTGTGGGTACAACAAGGAATTAAAATCACATTCAACAGACCACCATCACTTAGGGGAATGCAACCTGAACTTGACGAAAGCAAGAACACTGGACAGATAGGCATTCAACCAAATGATACAGCTGTGACAATGGAGAGAGAATAATGGCAATCAAGAAAAAGAAAGAAACAAACTTATATCAGAACACATTTCAACCACAAGGAATGACAACAGGACAGACATTTAAGATGCCTGAGACTGCTTTAGTTAATCCTGAGGCTCAGAAGTTAGGCTTAAATGTTGGATTAACTGATGGAAAGATTAATGTTCAAGATATAACTCCTAAGGTTGCAGAAGCTCCATCAACTCCAACTCAAAATATTTACAAGGGTGTAGATATCTCAAAACCATTCTCAAATAAAGATTTCTTGACTAAAGAAGACTATGAACAAGCAAAAAAGAGAGCTGAGTTAATGGTTTTAAAGGGTTCACCAAGCACAGAGCAATTAATACAACAACAACAGGCTCAATTTGAAGCTCAACAACTTGCTGGACAAGTTGGACAATTTCAACAATTAGGAGTTGAACCCACAGGTCTTGATGTTGGTCAAGCTGCAACTCAAGGTATTGTTTGGGCTATTCCAAGAGCTTTAAGTTTTGCAGCTACTGGGGCAGCAGCTGGAGCATTAGGGGGTTCAGCATTTGCAGGTGTTGGGGCAGTTCCAGGAGCAATAATAGGAGCAGTTGGGGGGTTTGTCTCAGGAATAACAAGCTCAATGATTAGCAATTTCAAGTCTCAAAGAACTGATACAACTAATGCTCAAAAGAGAGTTCTTGTTGAGGGCAAACAAAACCTTAATGACTGGGCAACATTAGCAGCAGCAGACCCTGCAAACAGGTCTTTATACATTAAAAATTTCAATCAGCAACTTGCTTTAATAGACCAAGCATACAGACAAATGAAACTTGACACATCAAGAGATGTTGCAAAGTTTGAAACTGCATTGCCTGACTTGGCAGAATTTGAGGCATTTTATATGGCTCAGGGTGAAAGAGATTATCTTGTTGCAAAGATGTATCAGTCCTTAGGAGTGATGCAAGACCCTGACTTTTCTTATCAGATGCAAGAACTTGCAAACAGGAGACTTCAATAATGACACATCATTATATAGACGCTAAATGTTTTGAAGATTTTAAACTCAATC